AACTGTTTTATATACTGTATCTACGTTTATTGCCATTTTTTTTATTTATTATAATATAAAGGCCCGAGTTAACGAGCCTTATATTAGTATTACATGTTATGAGAACTTTTTCTCGATTGATCTATATATTTCTAAACCTTCGTCGGTTTTAAAGAACGATGCCATAGCGGAATAAGGATGCTCATCAAAAGGAACTGTCATAAGTTTTCTTCCGTTAGAAGCCCAAGTGAACGTTCGTTGATCGTGAGCTAATTTGATTATACCAAACTCAACAGCTTTAATAGCAAAGTTTCTTAAAGGTACATTATCATCAGATGCTAAATCTAAGAACAATTCTGGTTCGCTTCTAGCAAATAATAGTAAATCTCTTCTAAGCTCCTTAGAACTCATTGTATCTACCTTAGATCCGATCTCAACTCTCATTATAGCTTCAGCCATATCTATATCCATACTTCTAGCAGCTGTCATAGCGTCTACCTGTAAAGATAAAACGTCTAATTCATCAGTAGCAATTTCCATAGGTTTAAATTCTTTATAAAACCTATCTCTTAATGGATGGTACATTGACAGCAACTTCTGCAAGTTTTGTTTTTCTTTAGGAACAGTTAGAACACCGTCTTTAAATATAATGTGACCTAGAGTTGCTTCTCCTTTTTGATCTTCAACAAATACAGATGACTGGTTTGTTGCGTATCTAATTTCTTTTTGAACACCTGTATCTTCATCGAAGAATAATAAAGCGTGCTTATTAGTGTGTTTTGAAGGTATGGTCATAGTTAAAGGACTCATGCCTCTAGCTAGTATATACGTTCTATCTTTTATTTCCCACGTTACTTGTGGTTCAAGGTTTTTTACCGTTTGTTTGATTGGTGTAACTTCTTGATTTACTGGAGGTGCTACCTCGATGTTGTTAGCTGTAGCTTGTTTAGCCATAATATGATAAAATTAAATAGTTTGTAAAAGGTAATAATTACCCCCGTTGATTTAACGAGGGTAAGAATTACAAATAATTATACTCCTTGAAATAATACAAAGTTGTTAGCTGCTTGTACACATAAACATCTTTCAGATAAGAAGTTTACTTCCATTGCATCTAAATCAGAAGACATTGCTCCACCAGCAGAACCAGTTAACCAAGACTTCATTCTTCTATCATCAGCTTGAGAAGCTCTATATCTAACGTGTAAAAATGGACGTCTGATATTAGTTCCTAAGATTTGATCATAAACTGTAGAAGTTCCAGCAGGAACTAAAACACCTTCAATACTAGCGTCAACTCCACCGATTGCTCCACGAGTAGATGCATCGTTTAAGTATTTCCAGTCAGTTTTGTAGAAATCATAAGATCCACGTCTGAAACCAGAGAAACCTAAGTTCAATGCCATGTCTTGAGAGTTCTCAAATACACCGTAAGAACTACCACCTTCGTAGCTAGCTCCACCAGATCCAACACCTGCTAACATATCATCGAAATCTAAAGACGTTTGTCTGTTTAAGAATAACATGTTTTCTTCAATAGCACCTTGTGTATCTAGGTTTTTTAAGATTTGATCAAAAGCAGCTAAACCAGTCGCAGCAGTAAACCCTACGTTTACGTTACCTCTGTTTTTAACAGCAGCGAATAAACCTTCAGTACCTTTAACAGAAGCACTAGCCGCACCAGTAGCTAATTCTCCTTCTACTACAGCCATTTCTAAATAGTCTTCAAAACGTAATCTAGTTTCAGATTCAGCTTTTAAATACCATAAATATCCTCCAGTTCCATCTTCAGTAGCTACTTCAACCCATCCAATTTGAGCCATGTCAGAACCAGAAACTACAAATTTGTTTCTAATTATAATAGGTGAATTAGAGAATTGAGTAAAAGAAGGATTGATAGTTTTGTAACCAGATCCATCAGAAGCTCCAGTAGAGTTAGTGATTGAAACTCCTTTTCCATATTCAGAACCGTATACGAATATCTTCAAGCCAGTTACTACTCCAGCACCAAATGCGTCTAAGTTAGCGGTTAAATAAGGTAGAACAGTTAAAGTAGCTAAAGATCCAGACTGAGTAGATGTTACAACTAAAGCTTTAGACTCAACGCCGTTAGCATCTAAAATAACAATTGTTTGGTTAGCTGAGATAACGTTTTCTACAAAGTTTTTCCCAGTTCCACCTACAACAAATGTTAATTCATTTGCAACAGCTGTTTTAGTAACGTCGTTGTACGCTACGTGTAATCTGTTTTGTTCAGACCAAATAACTTGATCAGAAGACATTGGCATTTCTGCTCCAACCATACGTAAGAATCCAGATAAAGTTCTGTTTCCATAACGCTCTACTTCTTGTTCGTAGATTTCAGGTAAGTACTGTTGTGCGAATGTGTCAGAATCTCCAGTACCTGATCCTCCGTTGAAAGACAAGTAGTTAGACTCTAGTAATTGTTGTTTTTGACTCGGTTTAATTGAGCCGAATGTTGGTGATAATGCCATAGTTTTTGTTTTTAAATTTTAATTTTCTTTATACTTAGTTTAGAAGAATCTCTCCCGTCTTGGCTTAGTACCGTTGCTTTAATGCCATTAATAAATCCACTATTCTGAGCTGGTTGTCTTACATCCAAGCTAGGGTTTTTAGAGCTAGTAATTATTTGTTTAGTAGCATCTGATTTCCCTTGTTCGTAGAAATGATTAATAATTGTATCAGCATTGGAAGCCATATATAGCGCTTTGTGATAACCTTTCTCATCTGTTACATTCCCCTTATCGTCAAGGAACTTCCTTACGAAATTGTTAATGTTGGATTGGTCTTCTGCAACTTTTCCAGGATCTTGTACTCCGTATCTAAATTTTTTACCACTGACATCGAAATCAAAACCTTTGAAGTCGTCAGAAAAGTATTTATTAGTTTTGGATTTAAAGTCTGAATGTTGCTGCTCGGCTACTTTTTGGTCCTGATTATATCGATCGAAAAAGTCAATTGCTTTCTGTTGCTTTTGAGTTACGCCGGGTCTCAACTTGATTTCGTCGTAGTACTTACTCTTTGTTTGCTCAAGAAAACTTCTTGCTTGTGCAACCTCTTCTTTTATTGCTAATTTTTTAAACCTAATATCTCTATCATCATCGATATCTTCATCATAAGAGAATTTATCCTCCATTAAAAAAGAAATCTCATCTTCATTAAGATGTGGTTTAGATTTTCTATAATATTCTTTTAATAAAACCGTTTCGTCAACAGTTGAATAATCTGCATTTAATCTAACATAGTCTTCAATATTACCACCAGTGTCTCTCATGAAAGAAACTAGTTTCTCTATGTTTTCAGGTAGCAAAGCTGTTTCAGCTGTAATTTCTTCAGGTTCAAAATCTTTAGTTTTAGTCTCGCCAATCATAGTTGGTTCATCTTCAACTTCTTTTATTTCCTCTGCAATCTCTTCCAAAACAGGTTTGATTTCTTCTAAAGGTTCTTGTAAAACTACTTTAGCAACCTCTTCGTTTGGGATAACAACTTTAGCTACTTCTTGAGTTGGTTTAGATAAATCAACCTTAGTTACTTCGCCGCTGTTTTTGTTAAATTTCTTCATTTTAGGTTTTGACTTTATCTTAAAGTCCCCCTCTTGCTTTACTTCTGACATAATATGATATAATTAAATAATTAATAAATATTACCTAGGCCCAAATTCTTCTAATCCAAATCCACCCAAGGTATCGTTTCCGGAAGACTCAAAATCTTTCGGTAATAAATCGTTTTGTCTTTGATCTATTAGCTCAGACTGTTGTGTTCCTTGCATTTTTATTCTTTTGTCTTTTCTATCTTCTAACTGTTTCTCTTTCTGTTGTTCAGAGTTTGCTGTTATCTGAGCTAATTGCATTTTGTAATTAAACTCCTCTGCCATAAGCTCTTTCTTTATAGTGGCTTCCATCTGCATACGTTGTATATCAAATTGAGACTTAGCTTGTTCTATACTTACTTTTTCAGCTGTTAAAGCTTGTTGTTTTTGAACTTCAAACATAGCTGCTTTTTCCGCTGACTCTGCATTTGCTTGAGCTTGAGCTTGAATATTTTGTTGCTGAGCCTCTTGTTCTCTTTTTATCTTCTGTGTTTGTCTAAGCTTTAAGAACTGATTAGCTGTTTTAGTGTTTTTAATTTCACGTATATCTATAGCGTCAGACAAAGCAATAGCCCCTGTTTGTAGAGCCATTTGAATATTTTGCTCTAACAAAGCTTTATCATGCTCCTCTGGTTCCATTTCTAAATATAAACCAAAGTCATGAAGCTGTAAATTAATTAATTCCTCTAAAGTCTTTGTGTTAAAAGTACTTATTGAATTTTTTAGAGAGTTTTCAGTCATAGGGTTCTGAATTAAATCAGCAACCTTTAAACTTATGTTTTCGCACATTCTTAAAGTAACATACAATAAAGAGTCTAATAAATGTCTAGTAGCTGTATTAGAAGCGTTGACCGCTAGTTTTTGTATACCAACTAAAGCATCTTTGTCTGGAGCGCTTCCGTCTCTAGCTTCGTTTAATCCGGTTACATCACGGATCATTTGTAAATAGTATTGATAGGTACCAATTAAACTCTGTATCTTAGCTTGACCAGAAGATGATGATAGTTCTTGAATAGGTATTTTACCAGCATTCATACCTCCTTCTTGAGTAAGAGATCTACCAACTATACTACCTGTTTGAAAGTACATGTTAAGCGCTTCTGCAGGATTATACGATGTTCCATTACCTAAATCAACCTCAGCTAAACCATCCATATCTAAGAATACTCCATCTGGAACTATTCTAGACATAACCTGCTGTAGTTTAAGGTGTGTTAGTTGTATCATATCCGCAAATCCAGTTATTCTACTAACAATAGACTCTATGCGTCCTTTGTACATCTTAGGAGCAGTAATACAATAATTCATTTCAACTTTAGTAGTATCAGCTGTTGGTCTAGTCATATTCTCTGCTAGTTTCCATTCTAACATAGTGTTGTTACCTAATACCTTGGCTCCAGTGTAAAGAACCTCTATGGTTCTAGATACTCTTTCAAAGTTGTCATTAGATGGTGGATTAAATCCATCATTTTTTTCTAAAGTTTTCTCAAGACCTTGTTCTGTTTTCTTAATCTTGAACACTTGATTCATATAGGTTTTGTATTCAAAATACATAACCTGAACTGTATTGCTATCGTAATTACCCCATCCAGTAACGAATTGAGAATTACCTGGCATTTTTTGTATTTTTAATAAATCTTCTTCAGATGTGTTAGGAAATTGTTTCTTTAATTCCGGTATAGTTATAGACTTTACTTCACCAACATAGTATATATCTTCAAAATTTGGATCCTCTGTGTAAGAGTAAACCAAGCAAGCTGGATCAACGTAATCTATCTTTATACCTTCAGTTTTATTAAATCTCGTTTTACAAGCTGCAATACCTAGTATTGTTAAATCAGCTGCTAATCTCTTTTTGGTTTGATCGTACTTATTAGCTGCTAAAACATTATTTATAACTTCTTCTTCAGCAATCTCTACATTTTGCTTGTAACTCATCTGCATGTGAAGATCTAACTCATCTCTACTTTCGGGTAGACTATTCAAATCACTAGTCATAGATAAATCCGCACCAAGTTGATTTTTTATATCTAAAAGCAAGTCTTTAGTATTCATATCTCTCTGAACAGCTTCAGCGTAATCTGTTCTACTTTTAACAGAGAAAGGATCTTGTGCATAAGCCGATATATCATAAGACTTGTTAGACATGCCATTAGCTACGATATCAACGAACTTAGATATCACTGGTACAGGTGTCCAGTCTAGGTTAAGATAAGATAAATCACCATTTATAGATAATTCATTTTTATACTTTTGAACACTTTGCTCACCTCTTGCATATAGTCTTAGCTGATGAAAATTACTGTAACTTTGAGCATATCTATTACCTGATCCGCCCTCTTGAAACCATTCACCTTCTATTGCCCTTGCGACTTGCACTCCGTAATCTAGGCTTGCTTTCACCTCGTCGCTAACTACTTGGCTAGGAAATGAACTATTAGTATTAGTCTGTATTTTCATTTATTAAATCATTTTTGATGATGAACCAGTGTTATCATATTTCTTTATTCCTAAGTCTATAGGTTGGAATTCTCTTTTAGACGTTGGTGTATATCTATTCTTATTACAAGCCATCAAAGCAAGTCCTGAACTTATAGATGCATCGTGTTTTGTTCTGTTGTTTATATTAAACTTAGCCCAATCTTCTAATGTTCTTTGGAAATACATATCACCAAATCCATTTTCAGTGTAACCAACGCTTGCGTTTATATATGTTTCAATCGCTGCAGCGTGCGCTTGCTTAATATCTTCACTAGAGTTAGGTATTCCACCTATGTCTTTTTCTGTAACTGATAATTTATTCCAAACCTTATCAGGTCTGTTCATAGAGTAACCTCTATAACCTCTTCTTTTAAAGTGGTACAATAATCTAGGTTTATTGTTTTCACATAGTATAGGCATTCCGTAGAATACACAAGCCATTAGAACATCTTCGAAAAATATCTCAGCAGTTTGAGGTCTAGCTATATATTCTAAAAAGAAATGGTTAGGTGGTACGTCTTCCATACTGAACTTTGTTAAACCGTGTAAAGATCCATTAGAACCTCTACCATCAACCGTTCCTGATATATCATAACTATCACAACCAAAAGCTCCACAGTGTTCATTACCTGGGTACTTACTACCATTCTTTAGTATCACACGGTTTTGTAGATTAAAAGATGGAACCCAAGATATTCTAAAATTACCATCTTTGTTTGGCATGAATAAAACCCTAGAATCTTTAACACCATTTTCCCATTGAAAACTACCAGTGGTAACAGATGATAAATTATTAAGGTCCTCGTTATGATCTATTTGCTCGTATATTTTAGCTAAATTAAATAATGATTGTTTTGTTTCATCTCTGAAAGCATGTTTCTCTGTTCTAGGAAACTGACGGTAGTATTCATTTAACCCGTCTTGATCACTCTTTAATCCTTCTACTTCGTTCTCCCAATGCTCTATAACACCTATCGTTATCGGTACACCACTAGGATCTACTCTATCTTTAGTTGGGTTATCGAATACAGGTAAGCCATGAGAATCAATGAATCCTTCGTAGTTCCATTCCATAGGTATGAACAAAGAATATAATCCTGAGCTAGTCTGACCATTGCGGTTTCTACTTGTAACGTCTGATGCATTATAAAGTTTTTTGAAGTTACCTCCACCTTTTTCTAAAGCATTTGAGGTTGAACCCATCATGCATTTACCAACTATCCTGCTACCAAGTCTTAGACATGTTTTAGTAACTCGCCAGTTGTTTAATATATTATCTGGTCTCTCCCATTTTCCACTTTCATCGTGTACTAATAGTTTTAATTTTTCTCCATCATAGGAGTTGTCACCAGTGTTTTTCCAGTCAATAGTTGTATCAAGTCCTTCTAAATCCTGCTCTGTTAAACCTTCGTTTAATTTCTTTCTAGTTAATCTAGATGCTGGTATTCTATAAGCAAGTTCTGTCTTTGGTCTATCCATACCATCTTGTATTGGTCTGAAAAAGAAAGGATAATTTATAGATATAGGTACAACCTTATCTGTAAACATTTTCTTTGCATCTGCACCTGATTTTGATAATATACCAAACCTAGCATCTGTAGACATCGTTGCCATATTAACTGTTTCTCCAGAAGCCATAAATGAAAAACCAGAACGTCTGTTTTTTAGATAAGACATACCGTAGCATCTTACGTCAGCTTTACAAGCTTCCCAGAATATAAAAAATATTCTATTTGATTCTCTATAATCAGCTGATCCAATATCAATCTTTGACCATTGCAGGTACATATAATGAGTACCAGTTATATAAGTTGGTTTACCATTGTTATAAAACCAAAAACCTTTTTCCCTTCTTTCAAACTCCTTATCGATATACTCGTACCAATCTTCTTTAAAATCAGTTGGGTATTTATCCCAATCGAATACACTTTTTATTTTAGATAGTTCTTTAGGGTATTCTAGTTTAGTCCAAACTTGCTTATTTGCTTCGTCAGAGCATTTATGCACTTCTTTAGAAACTAACGGTAAAGCTATTTTTAAGTTTTGTATTTCTACAATCTCACCTATAGTACCATCTTTACTTATTATAACTATATCGAATTCAGCGTTGTAACCATACCCCCATTTTTTATACTTATTATTTCTTTTAAGTATAACAGGTTTTATATGGTCTTTTACTGTTTTTATTAATGTTTGCTCGTACATTTATTTAGATCTACCTTCAGCAAAGCCTCTAAAAGACTTCTCTTGTTTACCATCCTTAGGCTTTTCCTGTAGCAATTTCTCTTCTTCTTCTATACGATTAAGTATTTCAAAAGCATCAAATATAGCCAACTTTTTAGTTGCGGCAGCATTTTTAAGTCTATCAGCTGAGATGTCTTCTCCTGAATCAACAATCTTTTCTTCTGCCACTTTTATTAATTCCTCAACCGCTTTTTGCCCAGCTCGGATTATACTTAACTTCGTCTCCTTGTTTGTCATATTTAATTACAATATCATTTGATTTCATACAATACAATCTTTCGTTATCTATAAAAAACTCAAACTCACCAAACGGCGTGTAACCAACTAGATCCCCAGGATTGATTTCTAGAGCTTCTAAGGAACTATTACCATATTTTAGTATTCCTATAAGCTTTCTTTCTTTATCTGCCGTTAAAACATCACTATCAACAATAGGATTTATAAAGCATCTATCTCCAAAAGCGTTCCATTCGCCATCTCGTTTATATAAATAAACTTGATCTACGGCACAGAAAAATTTATTATCAACAAATTTAGATCTACTATCTTTCTGGTTACCTCTCATATCATAGAATCTTCTAAAAACGTTGTGATGTATTATAATTATATCACCTTTTTTTATCTTAGTTTTAAAAGCTTTAGGTACTTCTAGTACTACGGCTTGATTACTAACGTTTTTAAACGACTCAATACGACTATTAGTTATTAAAGTTTTATCACCAACCTTAATTTCATTATCGTATCTTTTATTAACAGGTTCAACAATAAAGTCAAATAAGCTCTGCATTAATAAGCTAGATCATATTCAACAGATATTGCCATGTTAGAATTAAATTTCTTCCACGGCATTACCTCGTTGTCTTTTTTGATGTGAACGCTATAAGAATTGTCAGATTCATCGTGCAGTATATGAGATATTTCATGACCACCATAAACTGATTGACCTACAGCATAATGCATTGCATCTGTTTTATAGTCAGAACCTATACTAATTTTTCTTATAACTGAAGACATTGTGTATTTATTTAACTTCTTCTGTGATCGCGGTATAAGAACCGTCCTCTAGGTTAATACTAACAGCTCCGTACTTTTCTTCTAAAACCTTTTTGTTGTCTTCAACTTCTTTGTTGATTTCTTGAACGTAACCTAGTAAACCATATTTCTGTGCTTCTAAAACACCTACTTGGTTCAATGCTTGGTTCATTTTACTTTGGTTTTCTCTTACTGTTTTTAATTCTTCTTCTGTGATTTTGAATTCCATTTGATTTAATTTAATTGTTTTTGACATTGTTTTTATTATTCTTTTTTATTATCACTTGATCTTTTTGCTTTTTCCCACGTTCTACCCACAAAGTAAGCCCCGTATACAGTTACTAGCAATGTTTGAAATATAGGTACGTACTGCTCTGCTACAGAAAAACCTCCAATATTACCATCAAAAAAAGATAGTATAGTAAAAATGAAAGTTAAATATATTAAAACTATAGGACGTATATTCTTAGATAAAAAGCTATCACTAGCCATATCCGCTTTCCAGCGTTCAGTTACCTGTGCTTGAGCATCACTATCTGCTTTCTCTAGTATCTCTAGTATAAGTCTTTGTGCTTCAAGTTTTTCTTCTTTACTAGTAGTAAGATTATCAACAACGTCACCAATGCTTTTGATAACGCCGCCAGTAAGCCATTGAAATATCTTATTCATTTTTATACGTTAGTAGATTTAAAAGCCCAAGGCTTTTGTTTATTATCGCTTGAACTAGCTATTGTATTTAATGCTTTAACTATATTGTCAGTATTAAATGTTTTATAAAAATTATCCATTCCTAAGCCCTTCTTTTTAACCAACTTCTCTAATTGATTCTTATCAATTTTTTGTCCAGGTTTTATCCCTACATTTTCTCTAAATTCAGCAAAATTACCATAAGCTTCGTGAGGTTGATTCATATATTCAACAACTGAAGGGTCGTTGTTTTTCATCCATTCTTTTCCTTCTTGCATAAATGCATTCCCTAGCACCTTCATAACAGGAAGTCCCATCGCTGCGTCGAAACCAGAATCATGTATTCTTTCATGAGTCTCTACTGACTTGTCATTAACATAGTCTTTGCCAATATATATTTTACCATCAGACTGAGACCCTTTTGTTCCTATAGGGTTTCCTCCAATTTGCTTTTTAGCGCTAAGTCCTTTTATAATCATATTATCTATGTCTTCATCGCTAACTCCAGCTTGACTTTTCATTTTCTCTCTAGTTACAGGATCATTGTACCTGTCGAAAAAAGACTGAGAACCTTCGTTTACTAAAGGTTTAAAATCAACATTACCTAAAATTGGATTTTTAAGAGGATATTGTTGCGTCCTGTATTTATCTCTTACATTTGGAACAACTTGTTTTTCAATAATTGAAGGGCTTGTTGGATGGTTTTGTTTTGTTAAGATTAAATCCTTTTTATCTTTATTTTTATTTTCTCGTGGAAGATACTCGTTATCAAGAAATGACAACGCGTTTTTAGTATTCTTTACCTTGTTAGGAACTGGACCTTTTGATACAGGAGGGTTTTTAGGATCTGTACTAGGCTTATTTTTATCACCAGGTCCAAACGATTGTGTATACGCCATAATTTTTATTATTTATTAGTTATTTTTTACCATTTAACTTTATCAGCCCAGTAAGCAGCAGAGCTCCTACCTTTTGCGATATTCTTACCGTGTCTAGCTTTAAAAGATTTTCTTTTAGCTTTCATTTTATCAGACTCACCTTCTTTAGGTTTACCAGCCGTGCTAGCACCTTGTTGACCAAATCTAATTATTTTTTCAATACCATTGTAACAAGCCTTTACCACGTGGGATTTACCCCCACTAGATTGACGCTTTGGTTCGTTACACGGCATATCTTTTTTACTTATCATCTCCAGTGTTTTTTAATTTAACCCATCTGGTTAAAGTGTACCCAATAGATACAAGTAATAAAAGAACCTTCAAACCCATTTCTAGATTCGAGAAAGTTGTAACGCTTAAAGTCATAGTATTTAAAGCGAATATTTTTGCGTCCTCCATGTTAAACATTTTAGCCTACTTAGCTCGTTGAGTAATTGGTGCTTTTAAAGAATCGCACCCACAATGAGCTAGCTTTAGCTTCATTCCGTTTTTACCAGAGCTAGAGCCTTGACCGTGTGGTCTATTCTCTTGACTTAATGGTCCGTCCCATAGAGTGTTCTCACCTACTGTGCCGTTATTAGAATCTTTCATAATATTTATCTTTTTTAATAGCCGTAGCTTTTTTTGAATAATGGTGTGTTGTTCCCTAAAGAAGCTTGTCTCTGATCTACAGTACCCATAATACTGTTACCAGCTTGTTGAGTTTGTGGAGAAAAAGGACTTGTTAAACTAGCTGGAGCAGGTGGTGTAATACCATACTCAACCGGTTGTTCTATCATAGGATCTACTTGGTTGTTCATATCTATCTATTTTTATCTTTATTAACATTGTTTATAGAAGTAATCAAAACCTTATCTGTGTAGCTCTGACCTTTCATTATTTTGTTTCTTCTAGTACTAGTTGGAATATCTTCTTCACCAAGAATAATTCTGTACATTCTAAGGATTAATTGCTTACACTTAAAAGACACTTTATATATGTGGTACTTTTGTGTAGTGCGATTTCTCTCCCTCCATACTTCAATCCAACCTTCTTTTAATAACCTGTTCCATCTTCTGTTGTCCCAGCTGTAGGAATATGAGCCTGTCATAAAGTCCTGCTTTGAAAACAAGTCCATGCAGTCTAAATATATTAAAAGTTCTAAATCAGCATCGTTTAAATTATTATTCTTACAAGCCCATTTACGTACTATTCTATAATGTTTAAATAAATTAAGATCTTTTACATCACCAGCCGTTATTCTCATAAGACAACTACAACGTCACCCATTTTTATAACATGGAAAGACTCTTTTTTTATTTCAATTTTATGACCAGCGTGTCTGTCAAAAAATATAACATCATTTTCTTTAATACCAGCTACATCGCTTCCTAGAGAAATTACTTTCCCTTCTACGTATCTAATATCTTCTCTATGTGATTCAGCTAAGAAAAGCCCACCCTTTGTAGAGGTGGTACCTTCTTTTAGCTTCTCTATTATTATGTTGTTACCTACTGCTTTCATTATGTAATTCTTAAGTTATTAATTACACAATCTGTTGATAGTATTGTTGTAGCAACTGATGCTGCGTTTTGCAATGCGCACTTAGTAACTAATAGCGGGTCTATGATACCGGATTTAATCATGTTAACAGTTTTACCTGTAATCACATCTAGACCTTTCCCTTTCTTATTTGGTATATGTATGTCTGTTATACCAGCGTTTTCTAATATTGTATTAAAAGGTGCTCTAATCGCGTCTAGGAGCACTTGTTCTCCCTGGTTTAAAGCTTTAAGATACATTGAAGCGTTTAACAGCGCTATTCCACCTCCTGCTACAATACCCTCTTTGATAGCTGCTTTAGTTGCGCATATAGCGTCTTCCACTCTATCATTCTTTTCTTTTAACTCTATTTCAGAGTTAGCACCAACTTTTACAATAGCTATTTTAGCTGATAGTCTAGCTAATCTTTTTTCTAGCTTTATAATATTGAAAGGCTGTTTCTCAGTTAGCAACTGTTCTTTAAGATCAGCTATAATATCTAAAACCTCTTGCGGTGTTTTACCTACTTTCAATATAGTCTCTTCGTGAGTTGTAATACTTCTTAAACAAGAGCCTAAGTGTTCTATTTGGATTAGGTCCATATCGTCACCAAGGTCTTCATTTATAATTGTAGCACCTGTTAGTAAAGCAAGATCGTCTAATACTTCTTTCTTGCTGATACCAAATGTTGGTGCATCGATAACATTAACTTTAATATTACCTTTGTTTTTATTCATTGCTAGAGCTGATAAAACACCTTGATCTAAATCGCCTATAATAAGCAAAGGTTTGTTGTTTTTTATTACATACTCTAACACTGATTGAATCTGTCTAATTGTTTCAACAGGTGACTCAATTAACAAAACCAACGGCTTTTCTAATTCAGCTGATTTATCCTGTTGATTGGTTATGAAATGAGAATTCTTTAATCCTTTTTCATATTGAATACCATCAACAACTTCTATCTCTGTGATCCCAGACGAAGATGTCTCCATCATAACTATTCCTGTGTTATCTACCGCTCTAAAAGCATCGGCTATTAACTTACCTAGTTCTTGATCATTATTCGTAGAGATAGTAGCTATCTGGTCTATCATATCGCCTTTAACGCTGACAGAATTTTGTTGCAAATATTTAACCACTTTTTGAGTGGCTGAATTTATACCATCTTTTAACTCTCTCGAGTTTGTTTTGTTTGATACCTTATACGCTTCTTTTAAGATAGAATGAGCTAATACAGTTGCTGTCGTAGTTCCGTCTCCGGCTTCTCTAACAGTTTTCCTAGCTGCTTCCTTAAGAAGTGTTGCTCCCATATTTTCTACAGGATCTAGTAACACTATTGAATCAGCTACAGTTACACCATCTTTGGTAATAACTGGTCGACCTGATCCGTCTTCTAACATTACACATTTACCGCTAGCTCCTAATGTGGAGCTAACAGCTAATGTAAGTTTTTCTATTCCTTTAAAAACGTTTGCTCTGGCTTCTTCACCAAAGTTAAGGTTCTTTACTATTTTGTCTGACATGTATTTGATTTAATTGAATTTAATTTGCTGTCCGCTCCAGGACCCGGTATGGTTTGTATTATTACACGTTTTATTTTTAAATTACCTTTTATTCTGTAGGAGGAACTGGTTCTCCAATAGTTAAAGTAACTGTGGTTGGTGTAATCAAAGAACTTATCTGAGAAGCAATGCTAGCCTCAATAGAAGAAACCTGCTCTGTGCCCATAGCTCCTTTAGTCCACTCAACAACAACTTCGTTTGTTAAATCCTCAAACGGGATAAACACTGTTACGTCGCTAGTATTTAAACTCTGCGTTCCAATATTTGTAGCTGAGTAAGTTGTACCATCTGGCTTTAACTCATCTGATACACCTGTAACTATCCAGTGTACATTGTATACTAAATCTGCGTATTCTCCATCTTGTGGGTAAGCATCTACTGTTTTGCAATTCCAATCGTAAGTAATCATAATTTATTTGTTTATTTATTTATTTATACGGCGGTTACAACCAAAGTTCCACCGTTTGCTATTGTTACTCTATATCTTGTTCCATTTGGCGATTTCATTATAACGCCACTAGCTATATCTTTAACTTCTATATCACCACCGGAAACATCAAGCTTTGATTGAGGACTAGTCGTCCCGATACCGACGTTGCCGTCTGGGGTAATCTTTAACCTTGTAGTAAATGCTACATTATTATAACTTTGGATAGAATATCCATAATCAGAAGTAGCAATTCCCGCTAACCACGTTGGACTTGTAGAATTTGGAGTAGTGATTTCAGAATAATAAAGATTTGAGGCATATTTGGCATAGTCTTGTCTTTCTAAAATTGAATACGCTTGTCCTCCTGAACTTGCTTTAACGTGTAATTTCGCTGACGGACTAGTAGTCCCGATCCCGACGTTACCGTTATTGGCAATACGTATTTTTTCTGAATTATTAATCCCTAATCTTAAAACAACGGTAGACGTATTAGAACTAGCTGGATTAGAATATATACTAGAGCCAGTTGAATCGTGTGATAACTGTAACAAGCCATTGCTACTTACATCAGGATCTTGAACACCTAAAGTTGAATTAAACGCGCCATTACCAACTACTTGCAGCTTGTGAGTAGGACTAGTAGTCCCAATCCCGACGTTGCCTCCGTTGAAAAATGAGCTACCTCCGGAAGTAATTCTTACTTTTTCCGTATTAGTTGAATCCCAAAAAGTAGAATAACTATTACCTCCAAACTGTCTAATTTTATATTTAAGGTTTCCGCTTGAGTCTTTTATAGCTATTCCTTCTTCATTTGCGGCACTGATTACTTCTAGTTTAGTACTAGGATTAGCCGTCCCGATCCCGACGTTGCCGTTTGAGTTAACGGTCATTATTTTAGTATCATTAGAAGAGGCAGCTTGGAATACTCTAGTTGCGGATGCGGTAGCACCTGCTCTTATTAATAATCCTTGACCATTAGCGTTACTGTTGTATATTCTTGAGATTAAACCTGTTGTTGCAGACTCAAGGCTAAAAGGAAAAGTAGGACTAGTCGTCCCGATACCTACTCTAGCATTTGCAGTATCAACACGCATAACAACTGATGCGTCCTGATGTCTAAAGTCTATTGAAGCTCCACTATAAGTCTGAACAATGTCAGTATATGTAACTCCTGTTATTGTTGTATTACCTACAACATGTAACTTAGCACTAGGGCTTGTAGTCCCGATCCCGACGTTGCCTGAGGTATCTACTAACATTCTTACACTAGCTGCATCTGCATCGTATAAAGCAAACTTGCCCGCACCAAAACTATTTCCTGAACCAGAAGAATATAGAGTCCAATTACGTCCTCCTGTAGATGTGTTATCTAATTCAATAGTAGTTCCTCCTGTCGCACTAGATACAATATCTAAAGGTGCACTAGGATTAGTCGTTCCGATCCCGACGTTGCCAGAATTAGTATTATAAATATCATTTCCACTAGCAGCCCATAAACTACCAGGCGCAGTACTACTTAATGTTTTAACTACATTACCCGAAGCGTCTGTTCCTAGCAGGTAAGTTGGAGTGCCTTGTTCGTTTGTTCCAGTATAAGCGCTAAATGCTACTGAACCAGTGCTATCAATAACTAGTTTATCTATTGAATTAGTCCTTAAAGCTAATCCTGTTCCGGCATTTCTAACTAGACCTGAAGCGCTTGAGCCAGTAAGCATAAAACCCAAACCATTCCCAACATTAGTTCTTATGTTTCCTGCTACCTCTAGCTTTTCCCCCGGAGCCGTAGTCCCGATGCCGACGTTGCCGCCTGCGGTAATAGTCATTCTAGTGGTCTGTGTTGAGGTTCCGCTTGCAGTTCTAAACTTTATTTGACCACCATTACCAGAAATTACATTGGTACTATAAGATCCAGAATCATATTGGGTCATATTGATTCCATAATAATCTACTCCAGACGTATATAAATGGAATGCCTGATTTACAGAGCTTCCAAAGTCAAGACGCACAGCAGGACTAGTCGTCCCGATGCCGACGTTGCCGTTCGCAAGGATAGTAACTTTTTCAGTGTTATTAGTTCTAAGAGCCAATCTATGATTACTAGCCGTTCCAATACCTGCGTAGCTAGAAGAACTTGCAAATAATTGCAAATCTACTGGAGTGGCCAGCCCGTTTGTTATCTTTAACTGAGAACTAGAATCATCATAAACTTGAAGCTTCACAGTTGGATTAGCCGTCCCGATCCCGACGTTGCCGCTACCTAATAACGTCATTACAGTAGACGGTGAAGCGTAAGCATCTGTATTTCTTCTTACTTTAAAATCTAAAGCCGCTTCTTGGGCGCCCCCACCAGAAGGCTGATACGAGGTGATATGAGAAACCTGAGAAGCTCCTGCAATAGTGTTTGTCCCAATTAGTCTTATGGTTGAGCCTATGCTTGTCCCGCTTTCTTCTATGACTAATTTGCCATTAGTAACCGTTGAAGTCCCGATCCCGACGTTGCCTAATATACTAGAAGTACTTGTACCTATTACTATTTGGTTAGCTTCTAATTTATCAACCCCTAGTAAGTATGTGTTATTTAAAGTAACATCATTATTAAAAGTTTTAGCGCCTGAAATTGTTTGGGCTGTAGCTAGTGTTACATAATCTCCAATAGGCACCGCTGCCGCTGCTGCATCTGCGTAAGCAGTTGTAGCTATTTTAGTTGAGTTATCCCCAGACGATTGCGTTACCGCTGTTGTAGGTAATGTAATTGTTTTTACGTTTAATCCAGTTACGTGACCTGTAGTATCTCTAGCTACAGAATCCACAACGGTAAACGTTGTTCCTAAAGCAGGTGAAACAGCTGATGTTAAATCAGTTTGTGCTTGTAAGTCGTGCGTTATATTTAATGTTCCGCCTGCGGTTGAATTTGTACCAATTTTTAAACCACCTACAAAATCCACAGTATCTCCAGATTTAATATTTGCGGTATCACCGTTCCCGTCAGCATCTAATACCCAGTAGCCATAATTATCAACAGTAGGTATATCCCACGTGTTATCTTTACTTAAGAATCTAGTAGCTGCTACAGCTGTACCGTCAATAGCGGAAAGAGCTGCTGTAACTGTTACTGCTCCTGCAGTTGCTGAGTTAGGCGTTAAATTTATATAAGTACTATCAGTGGTAGTAAGCGTCTCAACACCCCCACCTACTTCTTTCCAAGCGGTACCATTGTATTGTTTTAATACATGATCAGTTGTGTTAAAGTAAAGTTGACCTTCTACTGGAGAAGCTCCCGCAGCCGCGTCATTTGGTTGGTTTTCAATTACCCCCTGTAGTAATTCGTTTTTATTAAGGTTTATACTGTTTAAATAATTAATTGCCATTTTTTTTAGTTTAGGTACGCTTTGCCTGAAAAGCCAGCTGAAAAATTTATTGTTAAATTGTTTTCGTCTACATACGTTGTGTCGCCGTACATTAATATGTTATTGTTATTAACTACCGCAACTGATGGAAATTTATTCATATTATGTTGTATATTCCAGTCTGTAGTGGGTGACGCTTGAACAAACACAAATGTTTTATCAGATTCGCTTCCAAATGTAAAATTAACGATGTCGTAATAATGATCTACAGATATACTACTATTGCCTCCTAGAAAAACTAGTTGAAGCGTGTAAAAGTTACTGTCAACAGAATCTACTACATAAGATGATATTTTATAATGTCCAAACGCTTCTTTATCTGTCTGACTCATTATTAAGATCTCTTGATTTACAAGAAAATCTAAATAAGCTACAACCACTTGACCAGACAAATCCGTTTTTGATATTTTAAATTCTGTTATCGCTGAGAAGAGTGTACCATCCCCTCCTCCGGTTGGTAGAGCTATTGTTCCTGCACCGTATTTAGCTATATTAACAAACTTGTAATTAACCTGACCAGCGATAGATACCTTACCTTTTATATTAAGATAGTTAGCTACCGCTTCAGCTGTATACTGTTTGGTCTGCCTATTGTATGAGTCAGTACCTATCCAAGCATCTTTATCTTGAATGTTAATGTCTTTTGGATAAGCGTTAATTATTGCCATGTTGTATTAAGAGTATATTTTTACTTCTAGCTCCGTCTTTTGGTCTTTAGTTAGTGCGTTTGCAAACCATTCTTTAGAAAGCATAATTTTTAAATGCTCGATGTTTCTATTCTTAGCGTCATCTTCTTCCTCGGTTAATACTTCTTTAGAGTTTAACTCATTAATTAAACTTACTGAATCATAAGTTGCAGAAATGCTTCTTTCTATTTGTTCTTGTGTTAATTCTTCCATTTTGTTTTGTTTTTGTTTGTTTATATTGCTGTTGCTGTAATAACCCCAGTATTACTAACAGCTATTTTATATGAAGTTCCATTTGGGGATTTTAATACTACACCTGCTCCAGCACCGCCTACATATAATGCTGTTGTAGCTGTGTTACCAATTCTAGCTGTATTAGATCCATCTCCAATAGCGGTGTGACCTATTACTATTTGATTACTATCAGCATTAGTCTTTG